TTCTATGACTACAATCAGGATGGCGTACTGGATTACGGCAATACGGGGTGCGTCTATGACCCCTACAACGAGCCTTACTCAGCGGTGTGCTATGACTAAAGTCGCCAAGGATACTAGGATCGGAGGAAAGGACGGTCCCAAACCCGGACGGCAGAAGGGAAGCAAGAACAGGATTACCATTCTCAAGCTAACCGCCGAAGAGGCGGCGCGAGAGAGGAATCAGCAGAAGGTTCAGGACATCATTGATGGTATTATGGATGATGCTCTGGCTGGCGATAATGCCTGCCGCAAGCTAGTGTGGCAAAGCATTATGTCTAATGGCATGGCTGAGAACAAGGATGCCAAAGAGAAGACTGTAATCCAGATCGGGGCTATCCCCCAGCCTGAGAAAGAAGTCAACAAATCAAAACTCATCGAAGGAGAAGTAGATGAAGATGGATAAACAGTGTGCTGACTCCGCTCAGAATGGCGGTACTTCCGGCACTAAAGTAACGGGCGTCACGCCCAAAGCATACACTGGTGTCGTATCTAGCACCGGTGTTGGCCCTACCCCGAGTGGCTCTACCCAGAGCGACAAGCGTGGGAAGCAAGGCAAATAAGGAGGTGATCCGTGTCTAAAGGCAAACCTTACAAGGAGCCGTATCCGCCCGAGTGGGCGTATCCGGGACCAGAAGGCAATGGGAATCCGCGCTTCTACAATGGCAACGACCACAAGGTCACTGTGAGCAAGGCTCCTGCTGATCGTAAGGGTAGTGTGCCAACTCCGAAGCGTTCAAAGCAAGGCAGTATGGGGCAATAAATGAACATCACTCTCCACCCACATCAGATCGACATATTCGGCGACGAGGCTCGATACAAGGTAGTAGCCGCCGGGCGGCGCTTCGGCAAGTCCTACTTGGCTGCTGTTACCCTGTTCGTAGAAGCCTCCAAGATGTCGAAGGTCCGGTCAGACGGGGTGGAGGTTGATCTTGCTCTAGAAGAAGTATACTACGTTGCGCCGAACTTCGACCAAGGTAAAAGGATTCTCTGGCCGCTGCTCAAAGAACTGGGTCACGAACTGATTGACCAGAAGTACGAGCAGACCGGGGAACTCCGACTTATCAATGGCCGGAGGATCAGCATCAAAGGGGCAGACAGACCGGACAGTCTCCGGGGTGTCGGCCTATCTTACGTTGTACTTGATGAGTACGCGTTTATGAAGGAAGAGGTGTGGGAACTGATTATCGCACCTACCCTAATGAAGTCGGAAGGCGGTGCCCTGTTCATCGGGACGCCAGACGGCAAGAACCACTTCTACGAACTCTGGAGGCGCGGCCTCTCGAGCGATGCGAAGTGGGATGAGTGGAAGGCGTGGACCTACAAGTCCATGGACAATCCATTCCTCGCCAAGAAGGAAGTGGAGGCCATGTCGGCCCACATGAGCGAGGAGCGGCGAAGGCAGGAACTGGAGGCATCGTTTGAATCGGGCGGAGGCTTGATTATGACGTCCGACATGTTCAGCATCGTTGACGAAGTGCCCTACCCCTGTGACCGATACATATCTATCGACCTCGCGGGATTCCAAACCACCGAGAATGGCCGGAAGATCAAACGATTGGACGACCATGCGATAGCGGTGGTAGCAGTCCACGCCGGAGGCTGGTGTATTGAAGACATCATCTTCGGGCAGTGGGACACGAGAGAGACATCCCTGCGGATAGTGAAGTCATACCGTGACTACCGCCCCGTACGACTCGGGATCGAGAAAGGCATGGCTAAGGATGCTGTTCTGCCGTACCTCAGTGACGAGATGGCTCGTCTGGGGGTATTCTTCAACGTGGAGCCGTTAACACACGGCAACCAGAAGAAGACAGACCGTATCACTTGGGCGTTGCAGGGTAGGGCTGAGAAGGGCAGGATATCCCTGCTACGCGGCGCGTGGAACAAGACGTTCCTACAGCAAGCATCGGACTTCCCGTCCGTGCTGTCGCACGACGACCTTCTGGACGCGGTGGCTTACACCGACCAGTTGGCTACACCTTGGATGGATGGCCCGGACGTGATAGACGAATGGGAACCCCTTGACGACATATCTGGATATTGATTATGGCAAGTGCTGGAGATCAGAGGTACGGGACGACACAAGTCGCTGGATCGGTACCCAACAAATACGGAGATTCCGACTGGGAGAAGCCGGACAGCGGCGACGAACGGTACGGAGGTACGTCCCTCGTCTCTCACTGCGTTGAGCGGATGGAGATGGCCCGACAGGAGCGAGAGGAGCGGTATGAAGGCAAATGGCGCGAGTACACTCGTATCCACCGTGGCATGTGGACAGAGAAGGACAAGACCGCAGACTCCGAGCGGTCCAAGATAATCGCCCCTGCTACTATGCAGGCCATCGACATGACCGTGTCAGAGATGGAAGAGGCAACCTTCGGGCGCAAGGCGTGGTTCGACGTAGAGGACGATCTACAGGACGAGATCAAGGAAGACGCCGTGGCTCTTAGGGACATGCTCCTTGAGGAGTTCGAGCTTAACGGAGTGACTCAGGAGATCAGCAAGTGTTTCATGCTGGGTGCCATCTACGGCACGGGACTGGGGAAGATAAACACCACGATGGTCATGGAACCAACGATGGTGAACGGGGAGGCCAAGGAGGTTAAGCGCCTCAAGGTAACGCTGGAGGCTATCCGCCCAGACCAGTTCCTCATCGACCCCGCCGCCACCTCTATTGAGGAAGCGGAGTTCTGCGCTCACGAGATGATGAAGCCCCTGCACCTGATCAAGCTGAAGCAGGAAGCAGGCCAGTACCTATCCGCCGCTAAGGTGGGTCCGTACTTTGGTGAGCACTACGCAGACACTGAGGGCAACGAGAAGTACTCTCACTCCGACCATAACGACAACGGGTGCCTTATCACCGAGTTCTTCGGTCGTGTGCCCCGTGACCTACTCCCCGACTACGAGGGAGACGAGAGTATGCCGGAGGCTATCGTGGTGATAGCCAACAACACCGTGCTGCTGAAGGCGCAGGCTAGTCCCTACACCATGAAGGACCGCCCTGTCATTGCTTTCCAGCATGAGGTGATCCCCGGTGAGTTCTACGGGCGTGGTGTGGCCGAGAAGGCTTACAACCCCCAGAAGGCTCTCGACTCAGAGATGAGGGGCCGTATTGACGCACTGGCTCTGATGAACGCCCCGATGATCGGTGCTGACATCACCCGGCTACCCCGTAGCCCGGACATGCGTGTACGACCCGGCAAGACAATCTTCACCAGAGGCAACCCAAAGGAGGTCTTCGGTGACGTGGCAGTGGGTAACCCTGCCGTGCTAGCGAACACGTTCCAGCAGACCAGCGACCTTGAGAGAATGGTATCGGTGGCTACTGGAGCAATGGACTCCGCTGCACCCCTCAACACGAACCGCCGCAACGAGACTGCGAGTGGGATGTCGATGATGGGCAGTGGCTTTATTAAGCGTGCCAAGCGCACCATGGCTAACGTGGAGAGGTCGTTCCTGACCCCTCTGATACGCAAGTCACTGTGGCGCTACATGCAGTTTGATCCCGAACGCTTCCCAACGGACTACAAGTTCCTGCCGAAAGCTACCATGGGGATCATGGCTAAAGAAGTGGAGAACGCCCAGCTCACGAGTATGCTTGGTTTCTTGGAGCCTCAAAGCCCCGAGTACAAGATCATCGTGAAGGCGATCTTCGATAACTCATCCTCGGCCAACAAGGCCGAACTCGGCGCTGCCATGGCATCGTACACTGCGGAACCCTCCCCGGAGGAGCAGCAGGAGATGCAGAAGCAGAAGCAGATCCAAGAGACGGTGGTGCAGTTGCAGATCAAGCAAGCGCAGGCCGACTTGGAGAAGACAATGGCCGAGATCATCAAGCTCAAGGCAGAGGCCAACAAGGCTGACGTCATGGCTGATCTTGAGGATGACAAGGTACAGATTCAGGCTGCTAACGCAGTGACCGGTATTCAGCGGGCTAAAGAAGAGACCCGCAAGACTGAGGTCCAACGCGAAGGCATACGGAGCAAGAACCAAGGGAGTAATTAATGATCAAAGACGGGCAATACATGCGGGCTATGCGCGACATGATTGAATCGGATGGGTTCCAGATGCTGCAACAAGAGCTTGCGGATCAGGCAGAGGTCATGCGTTTGAACACGCTTGAGAACGCTGCCGACTGGGACACCGTCCTCCTGAACAGGGGGTACTGCCAAGCAGTTGCCCTCATTCTAAACTGGGAGCAATGGGTCGAACAGAGTGGTGACGACAGTGCCACTGTATGATTATGAGTGCGACAAGTGCGAGATGCGGTTCGAGGCATCCCGATCTATCGCCGAACGAAGCAAGGCCCCGTGTCCTCATTGCGATGAGGGCGTAGGGCAGCACAAGATATCTCCTGTGGCCTTTGACGTGAGTAAGATGGGACTAGACGGTTCTATGCCCACTTTCGCGGACAAATGGGCGCAGAGACACAAGAAGAAAGCACCACCCCAGGAGGGATAACACACTCGTGCCTTCCAAACCAACTAGGGATAACGTTGTACATACAACGCCCGTTATAGGAGTTTAGCACCTTATGGCTAAGTACAATGACTACGTAAACGAAACAATTGAGACCGAGATTGACGATGCTAGCGCGGCCACTGCTTCACGGCAGACCGAGCTTCCGGAGCAGTTTCAAGGCAAGACCGCAGAAGAGATCGCCCAGAGCTACAATGAGCTGAAGGCAATGTCTGATCGACAAGCGAACGAGCTTGGAGAGGCGCGTAAGGCACATAATCAATTGCTGGAGCAGACGTTGAGCATCGCACCGGACCCAGAGCCTATCACTGAGCCTGATCCGATCACTATTGACGACCTCTACGATGGCACAGAAGAAGCCATTTCACGAGTTGTTGATAAACGTGTCAACGACCGACTTGACCGAATCGAACAAGCCACCGCGAAGACGGCGCTTGAGCAACGACTGGAGAAGCTCGAAGAGGATTTCCCGGACTACGAGAACGTGGCCCGGTCCCCTGAGATGCAGAACTGGTTGCAAGGCTCACGCTACAGGCAGCGGATGGCCGAACAGGTTAGAGCCGGGGATGTTGACGCTGCGGAGGAACTCTTCGCAATGTACTACGACCTCAACGGTAAGCCCACCGGAAGTGACGCACCTACCCCAGCAGAAGCTGGAGCGGAACTTGAGAGTGGCGGCAATGCTGGTACGATGGGTGGCAAGTCCGCTCAGACGTTCTCATCAAGCAAGATCATCAACGCCAAGCGAGACGCCAAACGTGGCGATGACGTGGCGATTCAGTGGTTGCGCGAGAACAACAGTGCCATCATGGATGCCTACCGAGAGGGCCGTATTGTGGATTAACTATATAATGGAGACAAGACATGG